TTGTAAGTATCTGTTAGTAGTTAACTTATACATTCGTTGTATCAACTGTGCAGATTCCTGCTTAGCAACATAAGAGTCCATCACCTTCTTAGTTACTTTTTAATCCCTATACAAATATTATACCATACTTTTCTCAGATGTCAACTCTTTTCTGTATTTTTGTTACAATTATTTACATCTGTTACATCTTAGCCTTCCGATCCTGACCTCTAATGTCCACCATTATAGACATTACTGCTAAGGCTTGTCTAGATTAGCTTAATTCCTTATGTGTCAACTACTTAGCGCTTTAAGTGAGGTGGTCTAATCTGTCCCTAATTAGTTCCTTTATAGCCTTTTTTGTGAGCGTCAGAGGCTCCTGCAAAGTTAAACACTAAAGCCCTACCCCTCCCCCCGTCAATCGTGTACGTCAAAGCGCTGCCAAGTGACTTGATCAGGACTGGAGGAGATACTGACTCGATGGTCATTAACGCTACACTGGTGAATGTAAATGAGAATCATTCTCACTTGGGATGAGTGAGGGATGTTGTAGGTGCCTGCAACTTACACTTGTACCGCTGATCTGCAACGTACACTACAACGCTACCTACAACGTACACGTCAGCGACCCAGCAAAGGATCAAGGGATCAAGCATTGTTACAACTTGTTACAATTGATTGTGTGAAAGTGCTCGACAAGTGCCTCTGGTGGTGTATACTTGATCCATCAACAACGCAACGGAGTCTTTATCATGTACGCACTCAGAGAAAAACTGGCCTATAGCAAAGCAGGCAAAGCAATTGCAACAATCCTTCGCAACGCTATTTATAAAGACAGCCGCATCCACTGGGTTCAACAAGCGATGGCTGACCTGAGTTTCAAGAAGTTAGGGTAAGCACCTATTCCAAGGCCTCGAATGGGGCCTACAATGACACCATCAACAACCACTAAGGAAACATCGTGAAACACAGTAACCACACACAAACCTACACAGTCGCACCCGCTGAGTCTAAGCTTCAAGGTATCATTATCACAATCGCTTGTCTCGCAGTGTTCACCTTTTGGGGTGTCTTACTGGCCTTAGGAGTCTAACCATGAACTATGACAAGCTGTTAGAGCAAGCCCACGCGCTAGCCTTAAAAGCCAAGCCATGGATTCTCAAGCATGAAGGCAAAACCTATACGGCAGTCTACTCAATGCAACAATCATCGTATGAAGTGTTTGAGGATGGTATCTGGTTCTTGAACATCAACATGAAGTCGCCCACAAAGGCTAAACAGTTTTTGCAGTCTTGGTTGGTGTCTTGAATGACCTTACACCGTGAAGGGTTTTACAGATACTGTAGAATCCTTTGCAGTGCAACGTTAAAGCACTAAATCCCGCCTGTGATGTACAGGCAACACTTTGGAGTTTTTATCATGTCCCACGATCTTAAGTCTCACGTTCAATCTATCGCTGACAATCTGACCAATCCACCAGATGAGTGGAAGGAGGGTCGAGATGTTGACTCAGAGGGTGAATTCTCAGCCTTTGACTATTTGCAGGATGCACTAGACATCGAGTACATTGTCAACGGCAAAGGCGAATACTTAGGCGCTCGCGTGCTAGTGGCCTTTGGTGGCCCTAATATCTGGATCAATACTCGTACAGGCATTGTAGAGGGCGCTTGGTGGGCTGAGCGTGCTGAGGCATCGTTCAAGGACAATATCGGCCTTGATGACGCATTGTCTGAATTGTGGGCTTGCCGCTAATAAGGGGTTTTATCATGAGCAGATACGAAGTCCAATTCAAGTCATCCGGCATAGTAGCTTTCAGCGCCTCTGAACGGGGTATCTGTCAGCACTGGTTAGAATGTAACGATTATGAACCTGAAACGCCCTTTGTTGACCTTGACACTAACCTTGTTAGGTGGGTTAGGGGTGATTGTCTAGGCTTGTTTGTCCTAAAGAAGGTGCAAAGCACCGGAAAGGTATCTTAATGCCTTATATTGAATTATCTGGTAGGGATAATCTGTCCCTTGTATGGCCTTTCCCGTCCTTTCCCAACCCATTGGACACTGGGCATAAGCGCCCTAAATTCAACCCTTCAAACCATGAGGAGTCGCCATTGTGCACGGAGTAAACGAAGATGACTAAGATCAAACAATTCAACTACACCATCAGAGGCTTTGAATTCTATGGCCTCTGTGAGGTGCAATCTATCGAGTCCTTGCCCTTGATCGTTCGCTGCACTGACCTATACCTTGAAGGCTATCGAGATGATAACCCTCCAGATATGAGGGACATAGTTGACTATCAGCTAGTCCTTGACATTGAGGACATGGTAAGATTAGAAAATGAGAATGGTAAATAACATTTAAAGGAAACAGAAATGACTACTTTTGAGAAAAACATTAAAGGAAAACACATTTTAGGGGATGCATTGGTGTACGGGAATGCACAGGTGTCCGGGAATGCATTGGTGTACGGGGATGCATTGGTGTCCGGGGATGCATGGGTGTCCGGGAATGCACGGGTGTCCGGGGATGCATTGGTGTCCGGGAATGCACGGGTGTCCGGGAATGCATTGGTGTACGGGGATGCACAGGTGTCCGGGAATGCATTGGTGTACGGGAATGCACAGGTGTCCGGGAATGCATTGGTGTCCGGGAATGCATTGGTGTACGGGAATGCACAGGTGTCCGGGAATGCACAGGTGTCCGGGAATGCATTGGTGTCCGGGGATGCATTGGTGTACGGGAATGCACAGGTGTCCGGGAATGCATTGGTGTACGGGGATGCATTGGTGTCCGGGGATGCATGGGTGTCCGGGAATGCACGGGTGTCCGGGGATGCATGGGTGTCCGGGAATGCACGGGTGTCCGGGGATGCATTGGTGTCCGGGAATGCACGGGTGTCCGGGGATGCACAGGTGTACGGGGATGCACAAATTGAGAAAACATCGGATTATCTGGTCATTGGCCCTGCAAAGTCATCAGGGCGTTTCACCACGGCGCACAAAGACTCTAAAATTGGTGTTCGGGTAAACTGTGGGTGTTTTAGTGGTACTGTAAAAGAGTTTTCAGAGGCTATCGAGAAAACACACAAAGACAACAAGGAACACTTGGAGCAGTACCGATTGTTCTGTCAACTGATAGCCTTTAACTTTGGAGTCACAGAATGAAGCTGAACCCTTGGCTGGTGCTGTCAATAGTGCTTTTAGCTTACATGATCGCTGGATACTATGATTCAATGGCTTATTGATCTAATCTTGCCGTCGAGAAAGGCCTATAGAGGGCTTTAAAAGGGCCTAGAAGCCCATCAAATTAACCGTCTAAGGGCATTGCATACCTAGACACTGAAAGGAGCTTTAAATGAAAGTAAGAGTGATATTAAAAAGGGGTTTTGAATATGTTTACAGTGTGCAAGTAAAACGCTGGTGGTTTCCTGTGTGGGTTGGAGTCGTTTCTGGACTCGAAAAAGAAGCACTAGAAGCGGCTGAAAGACTTGTACAAGGCAAGAGCCTTGATCGTGTAATCTTTGAAGGAGAGACTAAATGACCCGTTGTGTATGCTGTGACCGTAAACTGAATGACTATGAATCAACACGTAGACATGCCATCACAAATGAATTCTTAGACACATGCAATCGGTGCATGAAGGACATTCCTAACATTCCGACTAAGGACAGACAGGACTTGTTGAAGGAAGCTGACTACGATGACGATATGGACATCGAAGACACTGACTCTGTTACATCTTGTTACACTTTAGAGCTTGACAAGGATTGAACAGCGGATATAATAATACTATAGAGACTGAGACATTGCTTCTATGCTTAGAAGTTAACCTACTAACAGTTACTTATAACAAGTACTTATACAGTTAACGTATAAGCATTGATGTTTGATGTCTTAGAGACTTTAAAGTAACATTAAAGTAACGTTAAAGTCTCTATGTAACATAGACAATGTTAGATTGGTGTCTAAATGTTAGTAACTTTCATCAACAGGTGTTAATATGAATGATTCAATGATTGAATATATGGACAACCAAGAGCAGGAACTTGTACGCTTTGAGTGCTGGTATCACTCTGTGATTGATGATATGGCTGGGCTTATCCGTGCCAATGGCTATGAGCAGGTCATGTTTGATGTAATGTGTGCTGTGAAGCGAATGCAGGAGAACAAAGAATGATTGTCTCTCTGTTTGTAGGTGTCTTAACACTTTTAAAGGTGGTGCTTAAATGACAAACAACAACCCGTATAGCTTGATCGTTAACGTTGAGAACGCTACGTGTGTTGTCGAGTTTGATGTCGATTCCGCTGGTGACGTCAACTGTGAAACATGGGAAGTGTTCTATCACAAGGACTTTAAGCGAAGCCATGCGCAGAGCCTCAACCACTGGACACAGGTCAATGACTTGATCCATGACAAGACTTGGGAGGCCATTGAAGACCAGATTAAGGCACAATGGGCAGATGTAGAGGAACAACAGAGGGTTTATGATGAGCAATACTAAAGACGAAGCACTGAAGATGGCACAAGACTACTTGACCGACCATCAAATTGGAGTACACATCATCACCGCCATCAAGCAAGCCCTTCTCACGGCTACGCCGTTGGCAGCACCTGTGCAGCAGTCACGCAGTGACGTAGAGCCTGTGGCATGGATGTTTGAATTTCCTGACAAGCGGGTCAAGCCTAAGTTTGATAGCGCACCTCACGGTGGGAAGTGGCAACCGCTCTACATCCAACCGCCACCTGATGCCTATGGCTATGCGAAACGTCTTGCGGTAGCCATTTGGAAAAAGCACTACCAATTCACCGCGCCGCAATGGGAGCCGTTTGACGACCTGATGGGCGTACTCACGCAAATTGACAACATGACGTCAGGGCTTACCACCCCACAGCCTTGCCCAACTTGCGAGTCGCTGGCACGAGCAGTAATGATGGATCAAACAGCGCATGACACGCATAACGCAGCACCCGCTCCGGAGGAACGTAAGCGGCAATGGGTTGGGCTGACAAACAAGGAAATTGAATTTCTCTGTTACGCAGATGGCGCACTTAGGCAAAGGACAGCCACCGAGATGGCCTTTGCAGTCGAATCCAAACTACGTGAGAAAAACACATGACAAGTAAGTTTCTCAGGCACATCGCCTGTGAGCACTGTGGTAGCACCGATGCGAACTCGCTCTATGATGATGGCCATACACACTGCTTTGCCTGCAACACCACAGAGCACGAGCATGAAGCTGAAGAGCGTCACGTAATTAGACACAACATGGCACGCAAGAGCGTGACACCTATGCAAGTAAAAGGTACATTTAAATCAATCCCTGACCGTGGAATCAGTCAGGCAACATGTGAGAAGTACGGAGTAACAACCGATGGAGACAACCAGTATTACCCTTACACTGACGGAGATGGAGTTAGAACGGCTGTTAAACAACGCACTGTTTCTACAAAGAAATTCTCTATCTCAGGAGACTTCAACGGAGCAACTCTATTCGGTCAGTCTCTCTTTCACGAAGGAGGAAAGGCTCTCACCATCACAGAAGGAGAACTTGATGCTCTCGCAGCTTTCCAGATGCAAGGGTCTCTCTATCCTACAGTGAGCATCAGGAATGGCGCTCAGGCAGCGTTAAAGGACTGCAAAGCTAACTACGAGTGGATCAACACCTTTGACTCTGTAGTTATCTGCTTTGACGGGGACGAGCCGGGGAAGAAGGCTGCTAAGGAAGTGGCTGAGTTGTTCGGCAACAAGGCCAAGATCATGCAGTACAAGGATGGCTACAAAGATGCTTGTGAATACTTGCAGTCAGGTGCGTCTAAGGAGTTCGTCAATGCTTGGTGGAAGGCTGCTCCTTATGTGCCGGACGGTATTGTCAACGCTGCTGATCTCTGGGAGGAAATCTCCAAGCCAGAGCCTGTGGCGGAGGCTCAGTACCCTTGGAAGGGCCTTAATAAGCTCTTGTACGGTCTCCGTCCAGCAGAGTTGATTACAGTCACCGCAGGCAGCGGCTTAGGTAAGAGTCAGTTCCTTCGGGAGATCTTATACTTCCTGTTGAAGACTACGGAGTGGAACATCGGTGGGCTCTTCCTTGAGGAATCTACTCGTAAGACAGCACGAAGTATCATGTCGTTACACGCTAACAAGCTGTTACACTTGCCTGATACACCTACAACTGAACAGGAATTGAAGGAGGCTTTTGATGCTACTCTTGGCAGTAATCGGATTTATTTGTTTGACCACTTCGGTAGTTCGGATGTTGATAATATCTCTAACCGAATTCGATATATGGCAAAAGCTTGTGATTGTCGGGTGGTTTTTCTTGACCATATCAGTATCGTTGTTAGTGGGCAGGATATCGGAGATGAGCGTAAAGCTATTGACAACATGATGACCAAGCTACGCACACTGGTACAGGAATTGAACATTACCTTGATCTGTGTCAGTCACCTTAAACGTCCTCAGGGCAACCAAGGACATGAGGATGGAGGTAGTGTATCATTGTCACAGTTGCGAGGCTCTGGAGCCATTGCACAACTGAGCGATGCAGTGATTACGTTGGAAAGGAATAGCATGGCTGAGAACGAGGATGAACGTCACTTGACTAAGATTGCAGTGGCAAAGAATCGGTACAACGGGGAAACTGGCCCTGCTTGTAAGTTACA